CGTTAAAGGAGTACGTTACACCACTCCCCACCCCTGCCCGTAGGCTACCAGTTAAGAGGTCTGTCTATTCAGCTAAAATTCCTGCAGCATGGTCCACAGGACCCCTCCTACCTGATTTTGGGGAGTAAAGGTCTTCGCCGACCTGCCTCTCATGCAGAGGTCTTACGAATTGATTTCTAGGCGCTGTCGGTCAGCGCCGGCGTTAATGGGTGGTGAGGCCTAACCCGTGCCAAGGGTGTTACCTCTACTCAGGAGTTCTCAAATGGGCGAATGCTTCGTTCCACGGCCCCCCGCGCGCTGCCCGCACCTTCGCTGAGAGTCAGCTCGGGGTCTCCCTATCTGGGTGTGGTCGGTTTCTGTCCGGCTTCTCGTTCCAATGGTGTTACCCTGGCTCACCGATAGGCCGTTCCCCTTCCATCTCTTCCTAACCCTCAAGAGTCGCCCTTCGCCAGACAAACGCTCTGGTGTTACGCGCCCGCTACGGCGTGGTTCTACAACTAGACGGTGCTCCCACCTGACCCGCCACCCACGTGTGCCTACGAGGGAATGCTATTAGGCTAGCTGGCCCGCTATAACGCTAGCGTGGCGTGGTAATCCAGTTGGGATGATCAGCTGAGTGGGTAAGCGTACGTCCCGATCCTTGCCGTGCAAGCTGTGAGACTGGTGACGGCGGAGAAATCGTATGTCAACGTCTCCCCGGCCGCCGAGGCACGGACAATCTGAACATGATAGGCGCTAGTGCCAGCCGTATCCGTCAGATAACCAATGGTCGACGACGTAGCTGTCCCAGAAACGGTAACAGACGCCGCCAGTCCTGTGCCACCAATGCTCAGCACGACAATCACCTGACCAGGAGCGTTGAAGGTGATAGTGTTGGAAGCAACCGAGATGGGGAGGGACCCGGTTACCACAGGTCCAGTCCCGAAAATCAGGTTGTCAGCCACACTGCCAGTTCCCACCACTCGCGCACTCAAATTGATTGCGTTCCCCGTCGAGGATAGCTGCGGCTTGAAAAACTCGACATCGTACTCCACCCAGAGCTTGCCCCAATTTACGGCAGACCCATCAGTGGTGCACAAGAAGAGGTTTCCCCCATCGTAAGTCTTGATGTCGAGATTCGACGCCAAGCTGCCGGAGCGGACGTACTTCCTGTCACCGGGCTCGGTCATCGATTTCACATCCATGTCGCAGCAAAACCACTCGACCCACGGAGCCTCCTCCACGGTGTTCTCATACGAGGAAGCGATCTGCTCTGTGGCAGGGGCCTCGTCCGCTGCATCGTAATCTGGCACGAGCATCACGGAACCACGATCAGTCGTGGCGCCCCGGGTGTAGTAGCAGAAACGCAGGCGGTGAAACCTGTACTGCTCCCACCCAACCGCCTCCCCGGACAGCCATGGGAAGGTCACCGCCATGCCTGGGTTCAGGGGGAATGTCGCCGCCACAGTGAAGCTCGCCGTTCCCACGACGTTACGAATGAGCTCCCTGTGAATGATGCGGCAACCTCGGGCGCCAACCTGCCTAATGACAGGTGCACCAGAGCGCTGACCCTTGGCCATGGCGACAGGAGCCACCGAAGTGACGAGTGGCCCCTGCCCCAACTTCTTACCACCGCCGTTTTGTTTTCCCTGACGACGAACAGGGTTCGGGGGCGCTTGGCGTGCGCCCCCGTTGGGCTTAGACTTGCCGTTAGATGACATGTTCCCTCACAGGGGGTGAACCTCCATGTCCACAAGCGGGTTGAATGTCCACGTCCTGACATCCCACTCGGGCGGAAGTTCACACACCCCTGTCACATCAAATCGCCAGAGTCTAAGTGAAGACTCAGCCTGGACCTGCCTTGCGGGCGTCATACCGAAGGCAAGCTCGAACGACAACCTGGCGCACGTCTGCACCGGTTGCGGGTCCACGCGCTGCAGCGTCCGGAGCCCCAGAGTCCGAAGTTCACGACGCACCCTGGACATAAGGGATCCATCAGGAGGCAGTTGCAGCCCCTCATCCACGCCACAATTCCGGAGTATAGCCAGAGCAAACTCTTGCAGAACTGGCACACCGAGACTGAGAACCAACTCACAAATCCCAATGCTGTACAACAACTTGGCGCGCGCGCCATCCTGGTTGAAGTACTTCACCCCGGTTAGGGCAGTGGAGAGAACCTTCCAAGGGTTCCTGACGAACTTGTGCTTGCCGGGGGACCACTCGATGGGGCGACTCTGGCAGAACTCGACCTGTTCCAACACACGAGTCACGCTCTCGACCTTAAGCTCATGTCCAAAGGCCAAGAAAGCGTCCTTCACGGTACCCACCACGCGTGGTAAATCACTTTCCTCGACAATCAACAAAACGTCGTCTCCGTCGTCTA